AGCTACAAAAGTTTTTAATTCAGAAATTAGTGGCCGACTACGCAATTTCATTTTACCTGATTCGATAAGGGTTTTCATTTTAGCACAAGCAGTTAGCTTATTTTTAGGGCTAGTATTGAAACCTTTCCGATATCGGCCGGCTCCTCGAGTAGGGTCCGACAAGAAATACCCCTTGATATTCTCTTCACCGAACTGTTCTATTGAGATAAGAGCTGCTTCTCCAATAGTGTTATTTTCAACAGAAAAGTAAATTGACTGCTCGTCTTTCACAAAACTGTAAATGTATTTTACAATATCAGCCAATATACGAATTTGCTCAGGAATAGGGGTACGATTATGTTTCCATTCACCTACTTGTTCGGTAGTATTAGCTTCAAAAATCTGTATCGCGGCAGGGTCACCCCCTGTGCCTAGACTAGGATCTAATCCAACACAATACATCTTACCTGGCTCAGGCTGTTTATACCAACGTACTTGGGCAGTTCTATATACTGGCTCAATACCCTCTAAGTCTATGAGTTTAGCCGGCGCAATCAGCGTCTCATCGTTAATAATAAATTCGCAATCCATTTCTCTACGGAAACGATCTTCGCCTAACTGAGCTCGTTGCGCAGCGGCCAATGCGTCATCTCGATCAGGATGTTCACGCCAAAAAGAACGGAAAGCACGGAAACCGTTTATACCTACTTCTTGCGGATTACCATGTGAATCTTCCATTTTATTTGCGCCTTTCCACAATAACGCAAATTGATCTTCGTCCGAGTTAGGAGTGGAGGTAATAATACATTTACCACCAGTTGCCAATGTTGGCGAGATAGAAGTCCAGAATTCTTGAGCTACAGAGGGTCGAACAAACGCAAACTCATCACAATATAATAGTGATATAGACATACCACGACCTGTGTTTTCTGTTGTTGTAGCCGACATAATACGGGAACCGTTTTCAAATTCTATCGAACCTTTGTTGTAATTTGTTGCTCCGGCGCGAATATGATCGGGACACATTTCGTAAGCATAGCGAACACGAGTCATAATCTCTTGTGACCCGTCATACTTGTGAGCGGCAATTAAAACTGTAGAATCTGGCACAAACATCGCATACCATAACAAATATCCTGCCGCACTAGTTGACTTACCTGTTTGTCGTGGCATCATCGAAATATTAAATCGATAATTATGGTATGTTGTTATTAAACGTGTCTGATACTCATATGGATGGTACTGCATTTTTCCTCTAACTGGATGCTGAATAAAGAAAAAGTTATTCATAAAATATGAAGGACCAGTTATCGGATCAGCGCACAAAGCGAATTCTTCGAGCTGTTGTTTAGTCCAAACTTGTTTTTTATAGGGAGTTTTAGCTAGCGAGCTTTGATCAAAGGCCATAATTGTATTTAATTGGATAGCCCACGCTGGGCTACTTTTATTGGCCTAGATTAAACTGTATGCCAGTTGCTTGCTCAATGGCTGTTATAGTTGTTTGGTATTTTGGTAAATCGGACACAGGAAGTGGCGCATTAGGCATCATGTATGCCATAACCTTACCTGATGTTCGCTCAATAATAATCTTATACAACCCATCAGGAACACCTACGCCGTTACCAATGACTTTGTGAGCGGGCATAAACACAGGGCCAGAAATGATATAAAAGTCACCTCCGGCCAGAACCCAGTCTCGTACCCAAGTTTCTAATTGTTTCCAAATACCACGGTTATTGTTAGGTACTTGCGGCAACATATTAGATAAGAAAAATGATTCTGACATAATCTCAGCCGACTGCGTGTTATTACCAGCAGGGCTCATGTGGCCTCGATCATAAGGTTGACCAGCATAATCTTTAAGTTGTGCTTGGCATTGCGGAAATACTTTAGGATCGGGCCTAAAATCATCTTTTCGTTTGAACCCACCAACAATTTTGTCTTTTGTTAGGTGTTCGAATACAGCAATAGGACCCTTAACATCACACTTGTGTATAACGGCATAATTCAAATGACATATTTCCTGATCGCCGAACTTAGCCGGATATAGTGGAGTGCCATTTACTGTAAACTGCGGACACTCCTTGGCAATTTGTGCTAAGACAGACAGTGGAACAAAGAATAATATTACAAGTAATTTTTTCATCTAGCGTAGCCTTTAAATGCTTTTACTGGACTATGTTTTCCAATATTTTTTGGTTCTTCGCTTTTTGGTGTACTAATTGCTACTTTGCCGCCACGATGCATTAAAGCAAGCCCAGCGTCAAGAGCTTCTTCGTCTGCAGTTGTGTAACAAACTACTGTCAAGTCTCTCCCAAATGCTGATTCAGGATCAAATTCGTTAGGACCGACTGATGCCTTGTTATGTTTTGCTGCGGCCATGCTTACACCAAACCGATATTGCATGTAAGCATCCTGATTTGGAAATCCTGGTAATTTAAATGATGCTGGTAAGGTGTCTGATAGTTCAGTATTAACTTTTCCAGAACTGCTTTCGGATATAAATTCGTTAGCTCTCATTTTCTTTTATAACCTTTGAATCCTGCTACAGGACTATTTTTATTTACAAATGAAGGTTCAGATGATTTTTGGTCGCTAATTCCTGTTCCAACTTCACCCATAGCACGTGCTGTAGCGTCAAGTATATCTGCGTCAGCTTGTGTATACGCTAATGATGTCATTTTTTGACCTGTTGGACTTGCCTTGCTCATCACATGGCCGTCTTTGTCTAACGGTTGCCCGGCGGCCGCTACCATAAAACGCCACATTTGATAGGGATTAGAATTATCTAATTTATCATACCGCTTCATTCCAGTCATAGGACCAGAATGTTCTTCGGGAAATGTTGAATGAGTTTCTAAAATAAACTCTCGAGCCCGCATGATTAGGAATTCAGTGCGTTAACACCAGCTAGTGCTGAACTTGCTGTGCCAATTTCTTGCGCGGTTGAATTACCACCAATAATAGTAAGTTTGTTGCCAACCCCAACATAAATCTGTTTGCGACTGTTAGCAGGAATTTGCGGATTAGCTGAATACAAGTTACCTGCGGCAGCCGGGGTTATTGTAGCTGTTACTGTGCCGTTAGCAGTAGCATTGGCGCTTAATGTAATACTTACACCTGGGTTATATGCTGTTACAGTTGTGCTACCAGGAATGCCAGTACCAGTAATGCCAGCACCAATAGGAACATTAATAGTGCCCTCTGTTGTAACAATATTGCTAGCATTGGCTGTTGTTACTGTAGTAGTAAAACTCAATGGAGGTAATGCTACTGCGTAGACATTATATGTAATCGAATTAGTTCCTGTTACAATTTCTGCTTTATCCGTGTACCAAGTAGTATTACTAAATGCTCCTGCTGTGACGTTGGCTTGACTCATTTACTTTAATCCTTATTTTGTTTTAAATGCTTTATATAGATTCAAGAAAGAATCAACTGACTCTTCCATAGTATGTAAACGCTCTTCTTGCGAAGCGACTACTGGAACAGTGGTTTGTCCGGTCGACTTAGGACCATCTAAGCCACCGCTATATTGCAATGCGTCATCGCTTTCTTCTTGATTTGTAGGATAGTCTGGATCATTTTGCGAAACTGGAGCGTCGGCTTCGGCTAATTCGTCACATTGGCAAGGAACGCCACCACATGAACCGCATGGCGCTTCTTCGCTGCTAGTACTGGGGCTTTGTGTGACACCCATTGAATGTAATAACTGTTTAAAACGACTAACATCATCGCCATCTACAGTAATTGTAATACTTTCGTGATCTTGGCCACCGTCATCGTTTTTTGTTGCTGTTGTATTAACATTAACATTTTCGCTGATCATATTTTCAATGTCGCGATTCCATGAATCATAAATGCCACCGCCAAATTTTATGCCGCCCTTACTAGATTTTGGAGCTTCAGAGGCAGTTGCTACAGATCCAGATGTTGTTGTCTCGTCAACTTTTTTTTCTTTTTTATCTTTCACAGCTTTTTTAAATGTTTCTTTTTTATCTCCATCTTTATCAACATCTAAAAAGTCTGGTTTGGCGCCTTCTTCAGTTTTTTTAGCTTTAACTTTTTCTGGTAAACCTTTGTGCTTGGTGCTAGCAAAATCTTCAGCATCTTTTTTCTTCATACCTTTAGCAACTTTAGCAACTTCTTTGCTAGCTGGTTTTTCACCTTTTTGTGCTGCGTGAACCATTCCCATAAATTTTTGTTGCTTTTTGCTAACTGCTTTTTCTTGAATTGGCTGGCCGCAATGGTCGCAAACTTCAGCAACATCTTCTTCACGCATAGCATCTTTAGCCATTAATTTACTTTTACCTGTAGGACCACGAGCACCAGTAGCACCTTTAGTACCTGCTGGCCGGCCACGACCACGCTTAACTACTGGCTTGCCACCTTTACTTGCTGGAGCATCTGCATCGTCATCCTCTGGCTCGTCATCAAATCTGCGTGTATATACAGTACCTGTGCTTACTTGACGCTTATCAAATTTGCCAGTTCCTTTTTCTTTTTCGCGCTGGGCTAACCATTTATCCATGTCATCCCAACCTTCTTCAACTTCTGTTTCGGATTGATTAGAACTAATTGCGTTGCCAATTGTATTGCCAGCCATTGCCCCGCGAACTGCCCCAACTGGGCCGCCTACTAATGCGCCAGCCGCGCCGCCTAAAGCAGCTCCAACTAAACCTTCGTCACAATTGCACGCCTTCATAAATTTTCCATGATCAAATCGTGGATTAGATGCTTTAAAAATACCAGCGTGATGTTTAGCAAGTTCCATACGCTTGGCTGGATCTTCAATGTGCTTTAACAAGTCTGCTGTATGTTGGAAATGTTGGCGAGTCATTGTTTCGTCTAGTTCACTTGTGTCTGTATACTCTTTGCCGCCTACACTAAATTTTTCACCTTTGGGTGTTGATTTTAGTTTACCAGTGAAAGCATTGCCTTCAAACTCCATACCATTGTATGCGTCGGCATCACCGGCAGAGCCGTTATAGGGTTTAGATACAGCGTCTTCTTTAGCTTGTTTTTTGTCAAATGGAGCTAGTTTGCGATTTAGATAATCCATAATATCCTCTTCGTTTTCGTCAGCTTCATAATAATCGCGACCTTTGTTAAGACGCTTCATTTTATCTTTAAGTGGGACATTTCCAGGAATACCTTTTGATGGTGTAGGAGTATCACATTCCATTTCGGCTTCATCCATCTTGTCATATTGATTACGGATTTTATCCATTTTTTCTTTGCTAGCATGTTCACGGCCTGCTTTTCGTAAAGCATCCATGCCTTCCTTGCCATACTTTTTGTTTCCTAAATAGGCTTGCAATGCGCTTTCTTCCATGCCGTTTTCTTGTACTGGAAATGTTTTGCCACCCACGGTGAATTCACTTTTGTGATCTTTTTTGGCATTGGCCAGTGCGCCAGAAAATTCATTGCCTTCGTCTGCTATTTCTTCATTAGCGTGACGCAATTTATTTAATACTGCTCCAGCAATACGCTTGCCTTTTTCACCACCGCCCGCGGACTTTTCAATCTTAGCAAAATTTTTTCCAGGCTTACCAATGTCTTTACCTGCGGCGGCCTTTTTAGCAGAGTAACCAACTTTTTCTTCCAAGCTACCTGAGCCACTAAAATTTATTCCGCCTGTACCATCTTCCATTAAGGTCTTTAAATCAGAGCGTAATGCTTGTTCTAATGTTTGACGAGCAGGAGTTTGTGGAGCTTGTTTACTCTCTACTAATTTTTTTTCTTCGGCACCTATGCCGTTTAATTTTTTGTTAAGGTCGTAAAAAAAGCTCATTTGTAATTTCCTGATGGTTGTGCGCCAGTTGCTGGCTTGCGCGGACGCTTCTCTGCGTGTGTCATTGGGCTATCATCGCCCATTGGCAAATCGTTTGTTGTTTCAGCAGGCTTTGGGCTACCGCCAGCAATAGTAAAGTTACTACGATAAGAATTTTTTAATACAGCATGGTCATATGGATCAGCTGAATAATCTTTAATTAATTCTTTTTGTTTAGCATCATCTGCTGGGTATGGTGCTGTTAAAACTGGGTTGGCTTGTGCTTCAATTTTTGCTTTATAATCAGCTTCATCATCTCCATAAACAGATGTTTGCATAATAATTTTATTTTCATCTAAGCCGAGTAAACGAGCAATTTGTTTAATCTGTGGTTCAATAGCTGGATAGCGAAGTTCAATATCAACGCTAGTAACTTTTTCGTTTTCAAACGCTGGAAAGTCAGCTGGCTTGGCTTGAATTGGAGTGCTTTTTTCGGCACCAATCTTTAATGGATCAAATTGATCTAATTTACCTTTGAGAGAATTATAAAATCCCTGGGGTAAATCACCAACTATTTTAATGCGATAGTTGTAGGTTCTTTCGCTTTCCGCTAGATAATCTTTAAAATTTTTCATGATTGTTTCCTATATTATATTTATACTAATTGTCTTTTTGTGCTCTGTCGCTAAGTAAGCGTTCCAAAAGATCATTACGAGTTAATACTTGTCCTTCGGCTGTCGGAATGCTGTTTAAATCCCCAGCTTTTTTGGCAGCATCTTGATCTAACTTTAACTTTTTAAGTTGTAAGTCAATCATTTTTAATTTTTTATTCAGTTTAGTAGTCTTGGCGGTTAGGGCATGCCCTAGCATATTACCAGCTACAGCAAACAATTCTGCGGAAAATCTGCTATCCACATTCATGCCCAAATCTGATAAATCTTGGTAACTTTGTTTTGCCAAATCTGCTATTTCATCTAGCTCTTTATCCGACGCGGCTAAGTCACGAATAGCGGGTAAAGCATGGTCAATTTTATCTATTGTTTGGTCTAATTCTGCAATAGCATGACGAGTTTCTTCTTGTGTCATGTTTTCAACAACGGGAATATCCTGGTTGTCTTCAAGCTGGTCAAATCCAAATAGGGTTTCTAACTTTTTAGTCATACTGTTATTTACAGTATTTTGGTAGGGGCAAATTACTTCTTACCTTGCCTAAAAATATCCTCTTCTGTGATAACTCTAAACATTAGCCCGTTTTGTTTAGCCCATAATGTAGCGGCGTGCCATTTAGCATAGTTAACCGCTACTACAGCCCTATCTCGATCCTTCATTTTGCTTTCTATTAAACTTTGTTTTTTAGGTTTAATTTCAATTAATTCAGCTCTTACTGTTTCTTTTGGGCCACGGTAAGTTACAATAAAATCTGGAACATACATAGTCATTTTACCAGTTAAAGGATTACGATAAGGAATCCTTACAGGTTCACTAGCCCAATTTATTACATTATTATTAGAGTCAAGAAACATCATAAACGTCATTTCCCAACCAGAGCGAAACTTGGGCTTACCGTTGCCAACATATTTTTCAGAATTTTTTACTTCGTAGAAGCCTTGGCGAAAGTTAGCCATGATGTTTACTGCTTGATGTTATGGGCAACATAGTAATTAGGAACTACTGGTTGCTGAATACCTACCATAGTACTAGCACTTTGTAATGTATTTAGATAATAAGCAAATGTTAAAGTAATCTGTGGTTTAGCTAATCCTTGGAGACTTTGCAATAATTCTGTAACTGGAATTCCCGAAGCATTTGCCATACGAAACATTGTAACCGTAAAGTTTCCAGCTTGAGTTTCATTTTTAAAAACATTTAATAGATAACTATGTACAACATCATACTCGGGAGCCGATACTGATTGTTGATAATCATAAAAATTATCAAAAATTTGCACAGTTAAGTCGGTACCAGAATTAAAATTATTAATGTTTGCCATAATTTATTATCGAATAGGAGTATTTGCCGGAATTAACGGAGCTCTTGGAAATACCTTTCCGTTAGCAGCATTTATACCTGCGCCTGTTAATTGTCGTGCTACTTGTACTCCACCTTTTTTCAACTCTGCTTGTAAACCTTGATTAAAATTTCTATTGTTAAGTATTTTATATGCTCCGTTAGCAGCTTGTACTGCCCCTATGACATTTTGTAATCCGCCCTGTCCACTAGCAAGAGCTTCTAGATCTTGAACTGTACCGCCAACAGCATCTAACAATCCACCTTGGCCAAACACAGATTGTGTGCTACCAGGACGACTAATACCCGAAGACACAATATCATAATGAGCAGGATCAGCAAACCCAGCAACTTTACTCGATGGTTTTTGACTGCCAATAGCGCCTGAATAATATTTTACAGTTTCGTATTCAATAGTAACATCATTTTTCATTGTGCCGCCGCCTTCTGAATAATCATAACGGTCGCTGTTCCATTGACTAATAATAGGATTAATTAATACATATGAGGCATACTTTTTCTGACTAAACCCGTAGATAGTTATATCACGGAAGAAAGGAGGTTTACCTGAACTGTTAGTGCCGGTATTAGTACCGTCTGAATAACTTTCGCCTATAAACCCCCAGTCGGCACTTTGTAATGTTTGACTATAAATGTCATTAGCATTGTAATTAAATCCATTACTCATCGATTGTAACATACCCAATGTACCAGAAGTGTTAGGTACGCTTTGATATTTTTGACTTGGATCTTTATAGTAATAGGTATAATAGTTATACCACATATTACGAATTAAGTCGGATTGGTCATCATGTAGTTCAATGCGACTTGGCTCGTAACGAATTTTACTTTGTATAACTCTTTTACGGTTATACTGATTCATTACTGTTGTATCAATTTTATACTTAGGCAGGTCAATACTTTTAACCATCATGCCAATAGTTTCTACTGTGCC